ACGTATTGGGGAGTCTCTCGTCTACAAATATGACAAGATTCTTTTTGGTCTTGTCGTGATATTTGAAAACATGAAACACTGCCAAGCGTATCGAGTCCGAGTTCGTGGAGCCGAAAGTGCGATTCCTTAAGAAACGCACCTTCAGTGACAGCGTACCATTTCTGGTTCGCCGTGTACTTCTCCATGACTGCTCCTGGGCCATGTCTGAACTGTAATGAACTTTCATAATCGACTCCTTCGAGTTGGTTAAGAACTACGTTACAGACAAGTCCAATGTGATGGACGTATCTGTCATTCCACTTGGTTTGACTTATACTATCGTCACATTGGAGAAAGTTAACCTTTGCCTGATGGTCGAGATTTTCGTCTCGATTGCCAGTCAAAGGTAGCTTTTTAAAGAGTCTCAAGATCTCACGGAGTATCTTAAGGTAAGCCAAGTTTGGCTTCTCTTTAAGGTGCCCAGATTTATCATCAAACACTTCACATAGCAAACCCGAGAATAGTCTCGGGAGCGCATACCGCCCGGTCTTAAAGCCGAGTGGGCAGGTGAACCTTCTTTTTGCTAACCCCTCATCAAGGGCGTCGCAATAGGAAGAAAGAGAGACGGTTAAGAAACCGATCCCTTCGTGTTTGACGCGAGCTTTGATCGTTTTGAGATCACGATCAAGGTTCCTCACATCAGGCTCTAATCTCTTGACGTCAGTCAAGAGGGCAGAGAGGAGAACTATTGGACTTTTCATGGACTGCTCCTTGAGCTAGTTCATTCCAAGTCACACTTGTTTTCCCAGATGCTTATCGCTTAGTCCCTGTTACGGGAGATCAACCTACTTAAAAGGTAGATCAAGCTGGTCACCACGAGTTGAATCGTGGGGCCCAGCCTCGAAAGCGTCGCCCAAGTCTCTTGCGTTCTTATCTGCTGCAAGTACTGCCAGCAGATTCGATCGCATTTGCTTGACGCGTCTAGATACCGTACGGCGACTTTTAATCGCCTTTCGGATATCCATATAAGCATCCTTAAGCGCCATAACCAAATTGAGTACATCATAGATGTTTTTGATGTCCTCGGAGACTTTTCTGTGTCGGTCATTTGTCATAATCGCTCCTTGTTGAAAGGAGCGGTCAGCCTCTGACCGCCCCAGATTAGAATCTGGTCTGTTCCAGTCCTTTTCTAGGACTGGAAATTAACCAAGTTGGTAGGCGTGAACTCAGCATCGTTAATGGTGTCCATAAGAGCTTCGATAAGATCCACGATATTTGCCGTGGTCCAACCGAAAGCCGGACGAGAGACAGAGAGTGACACCGTAGCAGTCTGCTTCGATGTCCCACCCGTGTACGGATTGACAGCATCCTTCGTTTCACTAATTTTTACATAGTGGCGATTGGATGACTTGCCTTTTCCGTCTTCATGGGTGACGATGAGGGAATAAACCCCCGCAGCGTCTCTACGCTCTGAGCCATAGCCATCGGCCTTCACTACCTTGAAAACAAGGGCAGGTGTGGGCGCGTTGGCGGCGATACTGATTGGGTCTGCAAGCATGACGTCTCCTAAGTGGTTTGACCCGTTGGGCGAATTACCGCTTCACGGGGATCTAGTAGCGAGCCGTAAGGATCGCTCCTAGTATGGTCAATTGATCTCCAGAAAACAACTGGAGATCGTTGGCTGGTCTCAGACCATAAGCGCTTCCGAAAGTTTTGCGAAGTTGCAATTTCCACTCTAGTCGTCCTGTCCTTACCCTGTTTTCAACGATGTTCTCGGTGATTACAGTGGCAGGTACAGGTGGCGTGAGGGAAACCTTTCGGATACGCGTAGCTTTACTAGTATGTACGGTGTCAACATAACCGGTAGAGATACCAGTTAAGAAGCCCCAATTGATGATCGAAGGATCTCGGTTTATTATGTTAAAAGCATCAACATAATCACCTAGACCCCCAAACCAATCAATCAGCCATGTCCACGGGACGAGATTATAAACGTCTTCTGGATCAGGGTACAAACCCCATGCTTGGCGCATTAGCTTGCGCTGTAGCTCGGGCAATGCTACTGCTGGAAACCTTAAACCGGCGTTCACTACGCCACGGAGTTCGGTAGAACGAAATCCGTGAGTAGAAACTCCGACGAGAGATTCCCCTTGCAGTAGATCAAAAGTAAAGCTAGGAGGACTGCTAACTGGACTGGATCCTAAGCTGAACCCAGTCCTGAAAGTGTTGTCTAGCCCATTTCGATACATGAGTCGGTTGACTCTTCTCGAAATTCTCTCGGGCAAAGACAACATACGAACGATGTCACGATAGATTGGTAGCCAACCGAAGGAGATATTAACATACTCCCCAGGCGCAGAAGTACCCTTACGGGTAGCTAACTTCCGCTTACGAGAGATAGTCTCTCGGGCTAACAACCATGCTTCCGCTGTTCCCTTTAAGCTTCTAGGGAGTTCGCGGAGTTCGGCGATACTACGTCCTAATGAGAACTCTTTTCTTGCTGGCGATAGTCTCGATGCGATGTTAAGCGCATTAGAGGCCATCGTTTGCTCTAGAAGAGCCTTTTCACTAGTATATAGTGCGTCGACTGACACCTTCGTAATACGAGCTGCAGGACCGACTGTAAAGTCGCTCATGAATTCAGCATCCCGACTTCGGTAGGTGTAACCACCTGCCGTTGTATAGGTGTTGGATTCCAAGGATATTCGTTGCCGACTGGAAGCAGGGCAGCGCACACGGGGTTTCCAAAGTTCGAATTCCCCTTGGTCGCTACCTATTGCTCTTGAGCGGTACGTGGTATCCTTTACTGTCCCAGTAATCAACTCTTGGGCCGTAAGGCTTGCAGTTGTATTGCTGGGCACCGTCACGGATTCCGAATATGCCTCGCGATCGAAAGGATCGGAGGTTAATACATTCGGAGGACTCCTACCAACGATTTGTATTTCCCTATGGCGTTTCTTACGCGCCCAGGGTGTACCCATCGCGGTAAAAGTCCTTGTCCGGTTGACGGGAGAAACCCTCTGATCGGCTACAAGGAACTGCCTTAAAGGATTGATGGCGAAAGTCACCGATCCAATAAGATCAGAACCGAAGATCCGATAGAGGAAGTTCTCTAGTCCTGCAGACTCATCAGCTAATGCACCAACTTTTAGGCGATAGAAACCTAAAGGGTCGAACGGCCCCTGAGAAGATAGCAGGGACCCACTGCGGAGTAAACCGCGGCGTAGGAGATCTTTTCTAAAGGCCTCTTTCTGAGAGCCTCTAGTCAATAGCTCCTTTTTCGACATGGTACATGTTCTCCAGATGATGTGAGGGAGTGTGGTTTTACTACCACGTGTGGGGCCTAGCGGCC